CGCCAACGACCAGATGCATCTAGCTCCGTACCTGTGCGGTAGAAGCCTGCGGGGATTTTAAGCGGTATGAGAGCCATGCGCGTTACTCTGGTTTAGTGGGCCAGTTGATGGTGTTTGGAAAGCCTGCTTGCTGTGGAACGTTGAGCAAATCAGTGCGGTACTGCGTCCATTCGTTTTGTTTTGCAGTTGTTAAGTCTGCCCAGCGTAGAGGGTTGGTGACGATTGGGTCTACTTCATCGCGTAATTTAAAGTCACGCATTCCACGCACCTCAAGCGAAAGCGCCTCTGTTTTTCGTGCAGTATCTTCAACCCATGTATCACCTACGCGGTCATGGAATGGTGATGGACGAGCGTCTACTTCGGATGCACCTTCAGGTAAGGGCGGCATAGGGTCATTACCACTGTCTTGCACAATGTATTCACCTGATGCGTCTATGATATGTCTAAAAGCCATCTTGTGATTATCCTTTACTATGCAAGTTTAGCTTGAAAATTAAAAGAGGAACCGTTGACGTAAAAGTAGTGATTAGGGGGAACCACAAAGTATATCGGAATATTTTCACCACTGTCACCGTCACGCATATCAAGCGTTACATAACTGCTAGTGCTAGTGCCTACACGCACTGTGCCAGACTGACCACTGCCTTGGCGAACATGCCACAATTCTGCTTTAGAACTTGAGTTTTGATACCAAGTTTGAACACTTATGCTTGTTGTTTGCCAAGACTGAGAAACACCAAAAGTCTGAGATGTTGTTGCGTATCCACTAAGTGAGCTACTTGTCAAATAGCCCTGCGATGAGTGATCGCCCCAGCCATACGCCGTGTTCCAGTTGGATTGGCTTGACGTTGCTGGGATGCTGTAACCTGATTGCAGCGAAACTGCCAGTGTGCCTGACGTTGTGATTGGCGATCCGCTAACAGTCAAGCCAGTTGGCACTGTCATCGCAACGCTTGTGACTGAGCCAGAACCTACAGAGGCATTGATGTACGTTTTGAGATCGCTCATAGCGACCTGCTTCATAGTGCCTGCGTCATTAAACACAACGCGGTCAGCATCAACAACAGTTGTAGATGTTGCAGCCGTGTCGCCGTCTAAAGTGTTAAGCTCATCCGCTGTAGCTGTTACGCCATAAAGGATGTTTAGCTCTGCCGCAGTTGACGTAACCGCAACGCCGCCAACTTTCCAACCCGATCCCAGATTAGGCGTAATCGCGTTCGTACCGTCAGCATTGCTATTTATCTCTAGGACAATATCGTCCAGCGCGGTATTGATGGTTGTACCCCAACTATCCTCAGAACCGCCTACCGTGGGTTTGGTTACTGTTAAAACCATCTAAATCTCCTATGCAGCTTCTGACCATGTGTCGGTTGGGTCAGTAACATCAGTCCATATATCTGTTGGCTCCGCAGCTTCCGTCCAAGTGTCGCTACTTGCCGATTGAGTTGTCCATACACTATCATCATCCGCCTGTTCTGTCCAACTGTCGGTTAGAGGTTCTTGATAATCCCAAGTAAATCGTGCTGGCAGCGTAGGGACACCAGCAGTGATGTCTACAACTGTCAGCGCATATTCTTGGAAGAATGGTAGCGTATCAACGACAGGTTGCGGCTCTAGCGCAACTGGGAAGAAGTTAGAGATAACCGCGACAGTCGCGCTGCCTACTGTAGGCGCGGCAAGTGTAATTTCGTCTGCGTCAAAGTTAGATATAATTGACGCGCTAACGTCATCAAACGTAGGTGCGCCAGACGTAATTTCGTCAGCGGCAAGTACATCTGTGAATTGCGTTGTTGCGGTGTCAACGACAGGTGTTGCGGTTATGCTGTTTGCAGAGAAATTGTAAACAACGATGACATTCGCGCTATCAACGGCAGGAGCGCCAGACGTAATCTCCGCCGCTGGGATTGTTTCATCCTCAAAAACAGGCGCAGTATCAACGACAGGTATTCCTGCCGTAATGCTATCCACGACAATAGATACTGGAAGGCCTAAGTTTACATTATCATCTGCCAGAGGCGTTTTTGAGAGTGCGTTAAAACCTAGCATTACTGTATCCCCAGAAATAATGTGTCGTCAGGCGTGTAGTAGTTCGCTGTAAGATAGTTGCCGATGATATACGCTATTCTAATTATTTCGCCGCCTGTCCAAGTGCGCGAGGGGCTTCTGCAAAGGCTACAGTATGGGACTATTGCACCACTCGTTTCTCTATACATATAATATGTATCTAAACTTTGAGACACTGTTTTCTCGCCAAGGGTCATAGGGGAACTAGGTTGCGCAATTCCATCAACTGCGCCCGTATCATTTGAACTAGTAGAGGTTGCAAGAGTGAAGCGATCAGCCGTAGCGCCATTTACTACATTTACTGTGTAAGTATAATTTGATGCAGCTTGAGAGGGTGTTATATTTACTCCAGAGCCAATTGCCCCAAAGTTATATTCAGAAGTGTGCGTAGTCCACCCTTGGCCATTATTGGATGCGCCGAACCACCACTGCTGATTTATTGATGTCCCGCTTGCGTTTAATACTTGGATACACGCGATTGGAACATCATTATAAAATGATGTAGCTCCAGTTGCCTTGTGAATTAAGTACAGCCTTCCCGTTCCGCTATAATTCTGCTGAACTTCGCTGACGCTGTAATTTGAACTCGTATCGCTTGCACTGTCATTATTTTGAAACTCTGCCACAGAGTAGAATGCATTATATAAGTCCTCGCCCGCCGCAGCACCCCCAGCAGATGCAGCCATCTGCATTCTGCGAGCCGTCATACTCATGCCATTGCATCCCCAGCTTGGAAGCCGTACCAAGTTGTCCCGCCATCATAGGTTGTGAATGCGAGTAAATCAGTTTCCGTGGACGCTGGCGCGTCAGGTGCAGTGCCGCCAGCCCAATCAACAGATGCGGGATAGGTGATAGTGTGCGTACCGCCAGCAGTCAACTTTAGTGTAAAGCTGTAAGCCGTACCGCTTGTCGGAGGGTTGCTAAAAGTGAATGTTGTGTTGCCGCTTGTTGTTAAAGCAAAGAAGTTGCCAGTTTCGCAATCAACTGTAACGGCAGTGCCAGACAGTGCGCTGTAGGTTTCATTAACGCTGTCGGCAATAAATTCACCAGTTATGCTGACATCGCCAGTATGTGTCGGCTGCACAATACCGCCGCGCGGAAACGTGACAGCCGCGTCACCGCTGCCATCTTCACCAGTTACAATAATTGCGCCGTTTTGCGTTTCAAGTTTTAGTGGCATATCGCGCCCCTATTCTGGTTTCACAGGCCAATCTTCGTCACTGAGGTGCGGCCAATTTGCATGATTAGTTATATCACGCAGCGCCTGTCGATAGCTAGTCATTGCCGCATTCATAGTTACGTCAGTTAGCGCAAAGTAATCTGTTTCAGCCAGCAATTCGTTTCTTTTAAATCTGTTTTTGTCAGCCACACGCTGATCGTACTGATCTATTTCATCTTGCGATTTATTGATAACCGCCCAGCCAATTGACCAAGAACCGCCAGAAAGACTTGGTGATTGACGCTCAATTTTTTGCGTCCTTAAATCATAACTTGGCGCATCTTCTTCCCCTACAGGATAAACCCCAAACTCTGGCAATCCAGCCTCTGAGATTTTTTTTGGAAAACTTGTGTTTGGGTTATCTTTACGCAAGTCTCCAATGGTATATGGGAATTTCTGCACTTGTCCGTTTTGTGTTTTGACATAGGCCATAGTTCTGTCTCCTTACGGCGTGATTTCAAAAAATTCTTCGGTAAGAACGGCGGCTTGGTCTGTCAGCACTGCTGCGGCATCTGTCAGCACTGCGGGTGCATCAGTTAAAACTGCTGCGGCATCGGTCAATCCTGCTACTGCGAATGTAAGGACTGCATCCTCATAGACTAGACTCCCGTAAGTTCCGTCGCCAGTTCCGTCAGGGGGAAGTTTAGCCACTAAGACGTCATTACCCCCAGCGCCATCTGAGGGAGTGTAAGCAGTAACAATAATATTGTCTGAAGAGTCTATAGCTACTCCTTGACCATAGTCACTGCTAGCTCCACCTAGAGTTTTGTCCCACAAAAGTGTGCCAGATGAACTGCATTTAGCCACTAAGACATCCTGACCCCCAGCGCCATCTGAGGGAGTGACACCAACAACAATAATATTGTCTGAAGAGTCTATAGCTACTCCATAGCCACTTTCTTGCCCAGTTCCACCTAGAGTCCTCTGCCATAAAAGTGTGCCAGATGAATTGTATTTAACCACTAAGACGTCATTACCCCCAGCACCATCTGAGGCAGTGTAACCAACAACAATAATATTTTCTGAAGAGTCTATAGCTACTCCTCGACCATAGTCACTGCTACCTCCACCTAGAGTTTTGTCCCATTGAAGTGTACCAGAAGAATTGTATTTAGCCACTAAGACGTCATTACCCCCAGCGCCATCTGAGCCAGTGTGACCAACAACAATAATATTGTCTGAAGAGTCTATAGCTACTCCATAGCCAATGTCATTATTTGCCCCACCTAGAGTTCTGTCCCATTGAAGTGTACCAGAAGAATTGTATTTAGCCACTAAGACGTCAAAGTTTCCAGCACCATCTGAGCCAGTGTAACCAACAACAATAATATTGTCTGAAGAGTCTATAGCTACTACAAAGCCAAGGTCATTCGAAGCTCCACCTAGAGTTCTGTCCCACAAAAGTGTGCCAGATGAATTGTATTTAACCACTAAGACGTCAAGTTCTCCAGCACCATCTGATTGAGTGTAACCAGTAACAATAATATTGTCTGAAGAGTCTATAGCTACTCCATAACCATAGTCAGCGTTAGCTCCACCTAGAGTTTTGTCCCACAAAAGTGTGCCAGATGAATCGTATTTAGCCACTAAGGCGTCATCAGTCCCAGCACCATCTGAGTTAGTGTAACCAGTAACAATAATATTGTCTGAAGAGTCTATAGCTACTCCCCTGCCAACGTCAACTGAAGTTCCACCTAACAGGTTTATCCAATAGCTATCAACACCACCTGCACCAGCAGCAGCTTCAAGAAGTTTTTTCTTAGTCGCCATAACCTACCCCAATGCCTGACCAGCCGTGAAGCCATACCAAGTTGTGCCGCCATCACGGGTGTAAAACACAAACAAATCTTTCGCAGATGCCGTTGCAGTTAGCGTAGGCGCGGTTGCGCTGGGCCAATCAACAGATGTGGGCCAAGTTACCGTGTAGCCTGACGCAGACGCATCCTGAATTATCTCAATGCTAAACGTATATGCAGTGCCAGAGGCTGGTGGGTTGCTAAACGTGAAAGTTGTATTTTCAGTCAGCGTGTGGCTAAACGAGTTTGCGTTTTCGCAGTCAACAGTAGTTGCGTTTGATGTAGACGTAACGGCCTCGTAACGCTCGTTGTAGCTATCAACAACTAACTCGCCAGCGTGATCTTGCCCCACGATTGGGCTGCGCGGAACTGTAATATCAACATTGCCCACGCCATCCTCTGGCGTAAGCGTTACTGAGCCATTTGTTGAGTTAATTTTAAGGGGCATTTCCTATCTCCTAAAATGGCCTTTTCTCAGTGTAATTGTTTATCACAAGCTGCGCGTCTGTCGGGATCGTCAAAGTAACGCCATCCGCAATGGTAAAGCCCTTACCCGTGTCAAACTCAACCCCGCTATCCAGTGTGCGATCTGCATCTAATGTACTTGTGACGTAGCCATACACTTCCTCAACGCCAGCAGTAATAAACAACTCTGCGGTGCCAGATAAGTTCAACAGCGACCCTGTAGAACTTTCCATTAGCGTGCGCGTCAGGGTTGTCCCAGTTGAACTATATAAGCCGTAGCCAATCTCCCAATCGTCACCATCCTCAATCGTGTAGCGCACAGTATCTCCATCAGCTACACCGCCATCCGCGAACGTCTGATAGCCTGTAGAGGCTGCGCCAAGCGTTACAGTGCCTGTGCCTGTGGTTGCCGTAGCGACCTTAACTCTATTGGCTAGTACGACCATGCTGCACCTTATGCTGGATCAGGGATTTCTACGTCAAACGTAGCAACTGTGAATGTATTGCCAGACACAACCGCCTGCGATGTTGTCAGCGAACCTGTGCAAAGCAGGCGTGTCGCAGATACGTCTGTGATCGCGTAATGCGTTGCTGTGCCTGAACCTGTCACTGAGCCATCTGTGATTGCTGCGCAGGCTGTTTTGCGGCCTGACGTGTCACCGTCCTCTGGCGCACCAAACGATACTGAGGTGCTATTGCCTAGCGTATAGGTGCTTGTCGCCTCTGTGTATGTCGTAGGCTCCTGTGAGCAAATGTCTATGCGATCTGCCTCTAAGTCCAGCTTGGACAGTGCGGCGTCTAGCACATAATCTGAAATTGTTGCCATGTCTTTCTCCTAGAATGTGTTGACCTGCATCCGCAAGCCTGAGCCGCCAAACTTGGCTTTTTCGTTGTTACTATTGATACCATCAATCGCACTTTGGTACAACGATGCCCAAACTGTCGTGCGCTGATCGTCAACCAAGTAAGGCGCAGAATGCATCAAAGCACCATACAAATACGCATCTGGAAAGTATTGCAAAATCCAGTTTGAGGTATTGCTATCGTCCAATGGTGTGGTGCGTGCGTAGTAATATAGCTCACCTGTGTAGGCGCTGTCTGGCGTAGGCCAAACTTCAAGCTGACCCGCAATCACAGAATAATACTTTGGCCTACCTGTCGTGTCCGCGCCACCTCTACGATAAGACTGCAGCGCTAATGGCGTGACTAGCTCAATGGGGCGCTCATCTACATCTAGGTGAAAGCGCACAGCCTCCATAAAACCACTGGGCAACTGAGTATATCTTGCGTCGATTGCCGCTGTGCTGCGCTGCTCCATACGCCAGTGGCGCACTTTGCGATCCATGTCAGCCTCTGCAAGACTGATGAAATCAGGAATAACACTCGTAAGATCATCGCGGTTCAGCCAGTTGGCGATTGCTGTCT